TGGATGGACGAGTAGTAACTCGATTTGCCCAGCGTTCCAGCGTTGAATGGCATCCTTATCGTCAAGGGTTTGGGCTCGGGGGTAGCGGCGTTTAAGCTCTGCCAACTCCTCTTGATACGTGTAAGCAATGATCGTATTTGCTCTTTGATTTTCATTTAACAACTCCTCTAGTCGGTCAAATTTATGGGCACTGAACCACACTGGCGTCTGTGTCACGATGAACTTCCCTGGCACGTCAGACGCTTGCTTGCGTGTGTCATACACAAACCCGCTGGCCATCTGTTGCAACTTGCCCGTCACCACGCCCGCGTTGATGGCCGTGACGTCCAGCGCCTGAAAGTCAGCCTTCATCTTCTCGTAGGGCTTGCGGTCGTCCAGATCGCAACGCACTTCAATCACATGCAGCGGCGGCAGCTTGTCGGCGTAATCGCCAGCTTCCAACACATAGGTCGCCGGTTTGATGCGCGCCATGACATTGGCCAGCGCACCGACACGCGGTGCCCACTCGCCAAACTCCTTGTTGATCAACACAAAATACTGCTGCATGAACGCGCCTTTGGAGCGGCCAAGCAAAGTCTGGTCAACGATCTTGCACTGGCCAAACACATCTTCCAAGCCGTTGCTGGTGAAGGAGCCGGTCAAGCCCCAGCGAATGGTCATGGGCTCCAGCACCTTGAGCAACGCCTTGAAACGTGTGCCAGACGGGTTCTTCAAGCGCGTCAGTTCGTCAAACACAATGGCGTCAAAGTTTAGCGCCTGCTCGGCCAGCCATTGGATGTTGTCGTAGTTGCTGACCACAATGCGGGCGTCAGAATTTAACGCATCTAGCCGTTGCTTGGGTGTGCCCACAGCCACTGCAATTTCGTGAAACGGTGCCCATTTGGGTTGCTCGACTGGCCACACGTCAGTGCAGACGCGCTTGGGTGCCAGCACTAGGAAGCGCCCCACTTCTTCGTTAAAGAGCATGTCCTGCATGGCCGTCAGCGTGATGGCTGTCTTGCCAGCGCCAACAGGTGCCAAGATCATGGCTCGGTCGCGCTCGTACAAGAAGTCAGCGGCTTCATTTTGGTAGGGTCTAAGTTGCACTTTTAATCCACTCATCTACTTGATCTATCGTCCACAGGCACATATACCGTTGGTTCAGCAGCGTCATGTCCGACATGAACATCTTCTGCAACGCTGACAGCCTGCCGCCCTTGGTCTTCAACTCCACAAACCATGTGCTGCCGTCGGGCAAACACGCAATCCTGTCAGCGACACCTTTGCGCCCTGGCGACGTGAACTTGTACGTCTTGCCACCAGCGCGCTCAACTGCCCACACGAAATGATTTTCAACTATTTTTTCTTTCATGTCAAAAAGTTTAGCACAGTTTTATTTTCTATGCTATAGTTCAGTCTCAATCAACTAAAGGACAGTCAAATGAAAATAGAATTCACCCGCGCCGAGATCGAGCAAATCATCTTGGATCACATTAAAAACGAGATTGCGCCATACGTAAAATTTGAGCGCATCGTGGGTAATGACTGGAACTTACCCTACACCATTACAGTCCACACTAAAGAGGAAACTAAAGATGAATCACAGTAAGATAGTCGGCGGCTCAACCGCCAAGCGCGTTATGAATTGCCCAGGCTCTGTAGCCCTAGTGCAGAAGATGCCGCCCCAACCCAGTAGCAAGTACGCCGACGAAGGCACACTGTTGCACAACGTCATTGCTGAAGTAGTGATGTCAGACAAACCCCCCGAGACATGGCTTGGCACAAAATACAACGATCAAGTGCTGACGCTTGATTTGATTGACAACAAGCTGATGCCTGCATTGGCGGCGCTTGACGTGATCGACCCCAACAAGGAGATGGAAATTGAAGCTGAAACTCGCGTTGGCTTTGGTGATTTACTGCCTGGCGTATTTGGTAGCACTGATCTTATCGGGCGCATCGGTAATCGCGCAGTTGTTCTCGATTGGAAGTTTGGTGATGGTGTTGCTGTTGATGTAGAAGAAAACGAACAGTTGATGTTCTACGCCGCTGCGGCCATGCGTACCGAAGAAACCAAGTGGGCGTTTATTGACGTTGAAGAAATTGAGATGGTGATCGTGCAGCCACCACAGGTCAAGCGTTGGGTGACCACACCTGCTCGCATTGCCGAGTTTGAGAAAGACTTGGTCAAGGCCGTCAAGTTAGCGCAGCAACCGAATGCCGAGCTAAAGATCGGTGACCACTGCCGTTGGTGCGCGGCCAAGCCCATCTGCCCGCAGATGACCGGCGCTGTTGACCGTGCGCTCAAGGCGCAAGTCGATGGCTTCGACGTGCAGACGCTGGGCTCGTACTTGGCCAACGCTGACATTCTGGAAGAATGGATCAAAGACTTGCGCGCGCTGGCGCATCAAATATTGGATAGCGGCGCGCCAGTGCCTGGGTATAAACTGGTGGCCAAGCGTGGCACACGTCAGTGGGTGGATGAAGCAAAAGCTCATGTAGAGTTACGTAAACTGGGCATTGAGCCCCACAAAGAACCTGAGTTGGTTTCTCCAGCGCAAGCGGAGAAGGAACTCAAAAAGCGCAAGTTGATGCTGCCCGACGATCTTGTCGTGTCAGTGTCTTCAGGCACAACATTGGCGGTGGAGAGCGATCCCCGTCCGGCAGTGTTGCAAATCGGGAAGCAGTTAACTGCCGCCCTTCTTAAAATCCAATAAGGAAAACAAATGTCCAATTTAGTAGCGTTCTCTCAAGCGGGCTTGCCCGCAGTCTCCACCCTGTCATCCGCACTGCGGGCGATCCAATCCGATGTCGGCCCTGCCGGTACAGCTATCCTCAAAATGGATAAGACTGGTCACTGGGTCTTCGGTGCCGATCAGACCGAAGTTGAAGACGACAGCAAGTGGGCGATCAACCCCTTTTCCTTTGTCCACGGCTTCATTGCTTGGGGCGATGGTGAGGTGTTGGCCGAGAAGATGGCCAGCGTCAGCCAGCCGTTGCCTGAACTCGACGAAGCGCCCCCAGGTGCTAAGAAAGGCTGGGAAACACAGGTCGGCCTGAGCTTGAAGTGCATCAGCGGCGAAGACAAGGGAATGGAAGCGCGGTACACCACCACGTCAGTGGGCGGCAAGAAAGCGGTTCAGTCCATCGCTGTTGCGTTGGCCGAACAGGTCGATAAGGATCAAGCCAAGCCAGTGGCCATCGTGCGTCTGCGTAAAGACCACTATGCTCACAAGAGCTACGGCAAGATTTACACGCCTGTGTTTGAGGTGGTCGAGTGGGTCAGCATGGACGGCGAGCCTGAGCCTGCACCCAAGGTTGAAGAGCCAGCGCCCGCAGCAGGCCGTCGCCGGAGGTCAGCATGAGATTAGACCTTGACGTGCAAGAAATCAACGCTGTGATGGCGTTGCTCGCTTCGCTGATGGACAAAATCCGAATGCAAGCCCAAGCGCAGATGCCTGCGCCACCTACGCAAGAGTAATCTTCCTGATGCCGCGTGACAGGCGGCATTGGAAAGGAGACACTTATGGAAGTCTGGAAACTTGTGCCTGAATGCGACGGCAAATACGAAGTCAGTGATCAAGGACGCGTTCGTTCTTTTCAACGATATCCACAAGGCCGCATTTTGCGCCCAGGTCGTATGCCCAGCGGTCATTTGAGTGTGGCTTTGGGGCGCGGAAATAGTCAGTGCGTTCACAAGCTAGTTCTGTTGGCTTTTGTTGGCGCTGCGCCTGCTAAACATGAATGCCGTCATTTAAATGGCGATCCCGCAGATAATCGACTTGAAAATCTATGCTGGGGTACGCGGTCAGAAAATATTGGTGACGCCGTGCGTCACGGTACTTGGATGACGCCAGAGCGTAAAGCTGGGGGCGACAAAGGCCGCACAGTGCGATGGGCTCACGTATGACTCTTTGGTGCGATTTTGAAACCCGCAGCCGTTGCGACCTGCCCAAGCACGGCGTTTACAACTACGCGCAAGACCCCAGCACCAATGTGCTGTGCATGTCCTACGCCTTTGGCGACGATGATGTGCGAACGTGGACGCCTGACACGCCATTTCCTTCATGGGTAGCGCAGTACAACGGCCCTATCTACGCTCACAACGCCGCGTTTGAACGCCTGATCTTTTGGTATGTCTTGCAGATCAACTTCAAGCTGGAGCAGTTCTACTGCACTGCAACACAAGCCCGCGCGAACTGCGCGCCTGGGTCGCTTGAAGACGTTGGCCGGTTTGCTGGCGCGTCCATGAAGAAAAGCCACCGAGGCGCGCAGTTGATCCGCTTGCTGTCGATCCCACAGGCCGACGGCACCTTCAGGCAAGACCCTGCGCTCATGGCCGAGATGATTGACTATTGCGAGCAAGACGTGCGCGCGATGCGGTCGATCAGCAAGGCCCTGCGCCCACTGTCCATACAAGAGGTTGAGGACTACCACGTCAACGAGCGGATCAACGACCGTGGCGTGTTGGTAGACGTGCCCCTGTGCAACGCCGCCGTCAAGTTTGCCAGCGATGAGTTGGTCGAGATTGAGCAGATCGTGGCCGAAGTGACCGAGGGCGAGATCACCAGCGTCAGGTCGCCTAAGATGCGTCAGTGGGTGATCGACCGCGTAGGGGCGCAGGCGCTCAAACTCATGGAAACCTACAAAGACGGCGAGAAGAAGTATTCGATTGACAAGACTGTGCGAGCCAACTTGCTTGCGATGGAGAACCCAGATGAGATACCGCCCGCTGTTGCCGAGGTCATCCAATGTGCGGACGACCTATGGGCGTCTTCGGTTGCGAAGTTTAGCCGCCTTGCATCTCTTGCAGACGTCGAGGACAACCGAGTCCGAGGAGCTTTCGTGTTTGCTGGAGGATCTGCGACAGGTCGAGCGTCAAGCTACGGAGCCCAGGTTCACAATTTCACTCGCAAGTGCGCCAAATCGCCCGAGGACGTTAGAACTGCAATGGTCAGAGGCCATTCAATTGTTCCACAATTTGGAAAGCGCGTTACTGATGTCCTCAAAGGAATGCTCCGGCCCGCACTGATACCGGCTAAGGGCAAGCACCTGGTCGTGGCCGACTGGTCGTCCATCGAAGCCCGCGCCAATCCTTGGCTGTCCAACTGCCCCGCCGGTGAGCGCAAGCTGGCCATCTTTGCCAAGGGCGAGGATGTGTACAAGGTCAACGCCGCTGCCACCTTTGGCGTGGCCGTGACCGAAGTCAACGGCGAGCAGCGCCAGATCGGTAAGGTTCAAGAGTTGGCCTGCGGCTTTGCCGGTGGCATCGGTGCCTTTGCCGCGATGGGTCGCGCCTACGGCGTGAACCTGCCCGAGTCGGATGCCAAGCGCATGGTGGACGCATGGAGACGGGCAAACCCGTGGTCGGTGCCTTACTGGCAAGACTTGGAAGACGCCTACACCCGCGCCATGCGAAACAAAGGCCATGAGTTCAGCGTGGGGCGGGTTACCTACCTGTTTGACGGCCAGCATCTCTGGTACGCTTTGCCCTCCGGTCGAGTCTTGTGCTACCCGTTTGCCAAGTTGGAAACCGATGGTGTAACCTACGCCAAGGCCGCTTGGAAACCGGCAGCAGACGCGACTGAGTGGCCACGCGCAAGGCTTTGGAAAGGGTTGGCGTGTGAGAATATCACCCAAGCCACCGCCAACGATCTGCTGCGCCACGCGCTGCGCCAGCTTGACGACGTGGTCTTGCATGTGCATGACGAGATAGTGTTAGAAACCGACCGGCCAGAAGAGATGGCCGAGCGGCTTAAAAAGGTGATGTGTACGCCGCCCGAGTGGGCTAAGGGTTTACCCCTTGGCGCAGAGGTGGCAATCATGTCGAGATATGGCAAATAAAAAGCCCGCTGGCAGGCGGGCTTGTAAGGGAGCACTAACTTGGAATTCTTGGACTTTATCACAAAACTCGCCCCAGTTGGTGAGACTGCACTTATTGTGCACCAAAAACCACAATTAAAAGACGGCCAGATTCAACTCCACGCCGACGGCGCAGTCAAGTGCACATGGCCAGCGCACCTGCCGACCAAGGGCACCAGGGCTGGCCAAGCGTGGTACGCCAACACCGCCAGCTTCGTCGTTGACCGCTTTGCCGATGGCCGCGTGTCGGCGTCCGCAGCCAACTGCGAGTACATCCTTGTCATGATGCTGGACGACATCGGCACCAAGTCCAAAGTCCCACCCATCGCCCCGACGTGGGTCATGGAAACGTCCGAAGGGTCGTTCCAGTGGGGCTACGCCTTCGTTGACCAACCGACCAAAGCCGAGTTCAGCGCGGCCATTCGCGCCATCGCCGATGCAGGCTACACCGACCCAGGCGCTTGCAACCCCGTTCGCAACTTCAGGCTCCCAGGCTCTGTTAACTTGAAGCCCGAGCGCAACATGTTTGCGTCGCGCTTGGTCGAGTTCCACCCCGACCGTGAGTTCACGCTAGGTGACATCTGCTTCGCCTTGGGTGTCACACCAGTTGAGCCCGACTCGCTGACCCTGCGCCCGATCCGCTTGTCTGACGACGGTGCCGACGACGTAATGGCGTGGCTGTCCGAGCAGGGTCTGCTACTGTCCCGACCCAACGGCGAAGGCTGGGCAGGCGTGATCTGCCCCAATGGTGCCGAGCATACCGACGGCAACCCTGAAGGCCGGTACATGCCCGCCAACCGCGCCTACTGTTGCCTGCATTCGCATTGCGTGGACTTCGATTCGCGCATGTTCCTGCAATGGGTGGCCGACAATGACGGCCCCAGCCACACCCCAGGTTTGCGTGAAGAACTACTGGCGCAGGCGATGGACTCGGCGCTGTCTAAGCTCACCCCAACTGTCCAGTATCCCAACGAAGCCGCGCGGGTGATCGCCGAGGTCGAGCGCAAAGAGCTTGGCCGCATTGAAAAGAATGACTGGTTTGAGCGGTTCGCGTATATCCAAGTAGATGATGCGTTCTTCGACATGCAAGACCGCCGCGAAATCAGCCGGTACACCTTCAACGCCCTGTTCCGTCACATAGATTGCAAGTCAGTCCACAACACCAAGCGCCGCATTGAAGCCAGCACGTCGTTTGATGAGTTACGCCAAGCCAAGGGAGCCAAGGCGCTGGTCGGCGTCACTTACGCCGCCGGTGAATCCATTCTGGTCGCCCGCGAAGGCATGGTCTACGGCAACCGCTGGCGCAACGCCCGCCCCAAGCCCGCGCCTGGTGACGTCAGCCCGTGGCTGGCGCACGTCGAGCGCATGATCCCTGAGAAGTTTGAGCGCGAGCACCTGTTGAACGCGCTGGCCCATAAGGTGCAATTCCCAACGCACAAGATCAACCACGCTATCCTAATGGGCGGCAACCACGGATCAGGCAAAGATACCCTCTTCGCCCCCTTCTTTTGGGCTATCGGCGGCAACGCCAAAGCCAATTGCTCATTGGTCAAAAACGAAGATTTGAATTCGCAGTGGGGTTATGCGCTCGAGTGCGAAGTGATGGAGATTGCCGAGCTACGCCAAGCCGAGGCCAAAGACCGCCGCGCCCTTGAGAATACCCTCAAGCCCATCATCGCCGCGCCCCCCGAGTACCTGATGGTCAACCGTAAGGGTTTGCACCCCTACTACGCCCTGAACCGCGTGTTCGTGATTGCATTCTCCAATGAGCGCGTGGCCATCTCGTTACCCAGCGAAGACCGCAGATGGTTTGTCATTTGGTGTGCGGCATCTAAACTACCAGAGGCGCAGGCCGTGGCCTTGTGGAACTGGTACCAGCACCGCGCGGGCTTTGAGGCCGTCGCCCATTACTTGCACACCCGTGACGTGTCAGCATGGAACCCAACCGCGCCGCCCCCTATGACCGAGGCCAAAGCGATTATGGTCGAGCACGGCATGTCAACCGCCGAGTCGTTCCTGGTTGACCAGATGCGCCGCCGTGTGGGTGAGTTTTCCCGTGGGGTCATCGCGTCGCCCTTCCACGCCCTGTGCGACCGCTTGCAAGGGTACGCGCCTGGGGGCGTGAAAATCGTACAGGCCGCGCTATTGCATGCACTTAAAGAAGCTAATTGGATCGACTGTGGCCGCGTCGCGTCGCGCACCTACAGCACCAAAAAGCACATTTACTGCGCCCCCGAGCATACGCGCGTTAGTAAGTCCGACCTGCGCGACATGGTCGAAGGGTAATGCCGCCGCCTACGGCGTCGACATAAAAAAAGGGCCCCGTGAGGGGCCCGTAAAGTTTAGGCAACTGCTTTAGAGACCTAGCAGCACGGCAAGTATAGCGGCAATCAAGGCCGCGCAGATCACGGCCATGAGTGCCCCAGCGCCTCGGCTTCGATCTGGTCGATTATCGGCAGCGGCAGCAACCCGTGCACGTCAACCGCGCCCAAGTAAGCATTAACCAGCGTCATGCGCTCCGGCTCGCTGGGGTCGCCCGCGTCGTATTCCAGATGGCACGTCAACACGTCGCCGTTCGGGTGATCGAATTCAAAGACGTATTCCCCGACGCCTGGCGCGGGCGTCACCGGTGCCCACGGTGCCAGCGCCTGCTTAAATATCTGATGCATGATCGACCTCCCATGCAGCATCTTCGCCGACCGGCAGCAGGCACGGCTCGGCGCGCAGCGCCTGCCAGTCCCACGGCATAATTTTCTTATTAAGTTTTTCGTATTCGGCCACGTATTCGGCCGTCGAGTCGCCGTTCCAATAGACCGGATAAAAGCGCTTTTCGGCCCCTTTAGACTTGACCACCTTATGTTTGCCGGTGCACTTAGCATGCGCGGCCATAATGTCGTCGCGCCCGTCGCGCACGACATAACGGGTTTTCCCTAGTGTGATGGTTTTCATGTTTAGATTCTCCAGATAAATAAATCAAGCGCCAGCACTGCCAGCGCGGCCAAATAAACAATTTTTTCAACGCGTGTCATAGAATCCCCAAAAAGTGATTGTCATCGTCAAAAACTGCAACATAGAAGCCGCGCGGGCTCCCGTGTACTTGATAGCTCCACGCGTCGCGCTCTTGCATGGCCAGCTCATCGGCCAGCGCTTGCGCCTGGGCCTTATGTGTGTAGTAGGTCATTGTGTGGCCTCCCTGGCCAGCGCTTCGCGCGCGCGGTCCATTGCATACGCTAGGCCATCGATTCTGGCCGTATCCGGTAAATCAGGCGCTGCCTGGTCCACGTAGAAAATAAGCGCTTCGAGCGCTTCGCGTAGGGTTTCGGGTTTATCGATCATATATTGCAACACCCGCAGCATGGCGAGTCGATACAGCGCCCGCGCTTATTTTGAAAGTATTCGCGCCCGCCGTTATTCCACAGGTGCGACACGTACGCGCCACGCGCGCGGGCTAAGTAGATTTCCTCCGGTTCCGGCTCCGCATGCCTGAATTCATCCTCATCCGTGATCCATGCCTGGCGCGTGGCCGTGTCATATTGAATCTGATCCCCTGGCCGGATCGGCGCGCCGGTGCGCGCGCATGTACCCTTATATTTTGCAATCATAATTTTAATAGTCATATATCACCCCGTTGGCCATAATTTTTGTCAAATTGGCCGCCGGTAAGCAGCGCACGGTGCTACCGTTTTCGTGAGCTTTCCACGTGCCCGCAAAATCGACGGCCACCACCGCGCCTTCGACGGCCACCACGCGCCCGCGCGCGTCGGCGTCGATCTTATTGTGGCCAGTGCGCGCCACCACGTGGCGAGCTAGTGCGACTTTGTCGCTGATATTAAATGTCAGTTTTTTCATTGTTTACCCTTCGATTAGTTGATTGACGCAATACGCGCCCGCATGCGGCCGGTGTGGCCGCATGCAGTCGAATATTAGATAACGGCCAGGGTTATAACGCGGCGCGCATGACCGGCCGCATGATCTGCGATAACGATATCGCGCGCTTGAATGCTAGTACCGGCGCACAATGTACATTTAGCGCATGTGGAGCGGCGCTGGCCCTCGGCGCTCGCTGGGCAAACCGTCTCGGCCGCTTGTTTATCAACACCTATCGACACACGGAATACGCGCATGCCCAATAGGTTTGCATGCGCGGCCTGGTCGATTGTGTCCGCGCTGGCCATAACAAGCGGGGCCCATGCGGCCGCGTCAAAATCGGCGCGCGCCCATTGATGCGTGTAACCCCTGTGACCGGCTGCATATCTAATAATTTGATTCCACATGCCCACGGGCGCGGCGAATGGATCCCCATACGTGCCCAGGCGCACAATTTTCCCTTGTAAGGCTTTGGCGATTGTGGCCGGATCGGCTTTGACGTATCGGCCGCGCTTGTATGCGTGATAAACCGATTGCACCGATTTTCCTACCTGTACATAACACGGCGCTGCGCCGGTTTTTTTGGCCAGCGCTGGCCGGTGTTCACAATCGCCACATATGGCCACGTCGTCGCCGCTTTGCACTGCGGCCATGGGCGTGATATCGGAGCGGATAATAAATGTTTGCACAATCGCGCCGGTCTTGTCGTTTTTAGAGTCGCCATTAATCTTGTTGACAATGACGACAATAGGCGCGCCGTCGATTTCGCTCGGGCCTTCATATGCGATATATCCTAGAATTTTAGTCATGATTTTTACTTTCGTTTAGTTGATTTTGAGAGAATCGGCCAGCTGCGCGCTGGCCGGTGTGATTAAAAATCAGTGTATAGATCCGGCGCGGCGGCGCGCAAAGTATCGCGCACGGTCCACAATAAATCTTTGACCGTGCGGCGCTGGGTCAATAGCGCGTCGTATTCGTCGCTGGCCATGCCTTTAATGGCCATTTCATTTGTAATGGCGCTATAAAGCGCGACTAATTGACTTTCGACCATGTCGTATTGATTTAAAAGTGTATCGTTCATTGTGTGGCTTTCGTTTAGTTGATTGTGTGGGCACAAAATCGCGCGCACAAATTAATGTAAGGTATTGCCTTGCAATTGTCAACAATTATTTTCTAGGGGTTTACCCTATTTTTTGTAGGCAATATTGGCAAACCGTGGGCAGTTTGAAAACGTGCCGAATGACCTACAAAAAAGTCATATGGCCGTTGACTTTTTTGATGTTTGTAGGTCATATTGTCATGTTTTTCTGTATTCGTTTAGCAGATTAAAAAGTAATACTATATAGTTATAGAATAGGTACGTGCACGCCGTTTCGCCAGCGACTAAAAACATATGACAACATTGCCTACATTGCCTACATTATGCTTTTGATAAGTATATGGCCATGATGTTAGTGGCCACTAACTGGCGTCAAATGGCCATCAGCCCAGCCCGATGTTAGTAAGCACTCACTTCGCATGGCTAAGTTAGTAAGCACTCACTTCACCAAGTTAGTACGCACTAACATATAAATTTGACAAGTTAGTAGACACTAACTTAGCGGCTGTAAGTAAGTGCTCACTAACCAGGCTGCTGTAAGTAAGTGCTCACTAACATAGGGGGTGGGGGTAGGGCCCGCGCCCAATGGCCAACGGTGACGGAGGTTTCACGAACAATTTTTTTTTATTTTTAAATAGCCCACATGACCCACAGTTTGGTATATTCCAATCGCTGGCGCATAGCACCTGGGACTCATACTGCTCCTCAGTCTTGGCATACCTCAGAACTCCCTGCGCCAGCACCCATTACACTTCGCACATGACATTTCACAGCCTACCTTTTGAGCCGCGCAAGGTCGTCGCAACCGAAGCGCGCTTGAACAAAATCTACGACGCCGCCAAGCTGGGCTTGAAGGGCGACGCATTGGCCTTAGCGTCCGGCATGTTGCCGACCGAGTACCGGCAACTGTGCGAGTTGGATCCCATAGCGGACATGGCGGCGCTTAAGGGCAAAGCCGACGGCGAACTGGAGATGTCCACCTGCCTGCACAAAGCGGCCAGGGAAGGCGACGCCAAAGCAGCCTTAGCCATACTGCAACACTCACACGGCTGGGTGGCCAAGCAATCCATCAGCATAGATGTTGACCAGCGCATCAGCATCATCGGCGCGCTGCGCCAAGCGGAGTCGCGGGTTATCGACGTGATCGCTCACGAACCGAGTCCAACACTGGAACACAAGGTAGAGCAATATGCCACAGCTAACAAATAATCTAGCGCCCGCGCCGGTAAACGCTTTAAGCGGATTAGCTTCTGCACCTACGCAGCGCGCAACGCCTAAGTTAAACGCTGATGAAGAATCCGCGTTTCAAAACTGGATTAAATCCACAGGTTGGTATAAAGAATTTCGTAATGAATATAACGAAGAACCTGATCTTAATGATTCTGAATATGATTACCGCGCGGCATGGAAAGCAGGTATCCAACCTGAACGCGACCCTTACGATAAAAACAGATTTCATTGGCCATCATCTTTGCCAACGGGCGAAATGCTAAAGTCTCCAACTCACCCAACTGCATGGAAAGAATATTTTATGCGGCAGACAGGTCAAAACCCCGACGCAGTTGGAATACGATCACCTCAAGAAGCCGAGGTGTATTTAAAATCCATACCTAGCGCGCGCTAAGTTAATGCAGAACACTATCTACAGCGCTGAAGACGAGCAAGAACTTATGTCCAGGCTTTGGAGTCCGGCGATCAAGGACAACCCGCTGGCGTTTGTGATGTTTGCGTTTCCTTGGGGTGTCAAGGGCACACCGCTCGAAAACTTCCAAGGCCCGCGCCGTTGGCAGCGCGAGGTGCTGCTGGACATTGCTGTGCATATCAAAGCTAATAGCGATAAATTGGATTTCGACGTATTGCAAGAGGCAATATCGTCTGGCCGTGGTATTGGTAAGTCGGCCTTAGTGTCATGGCTAACCATTTGGATGCTGGCCACAAGAATCGGCTCGACAACCATCATTTCGGCCAACTCTGAGAGCCAGCTCAGGTCAATCACATGGGCCGAGATCACAAAATGGCTGGCGATGTCAATCAACAGCCACTGGTTTGAAGTGTCAGCCACCCGAGTGATGCCCGCCAAGTGGCTGACCGAACTGGTCGAACGGGATTTGAAGAAAGGCACACGCTACTGGGGCGTGGAAGGACGCTTATGGTCAGCGGAAAACCCCGATGCGTACGCTGGTGTGCACAATTTCGACGGTGTTTTGGTGATTTTTGATGAGGCCAGTGGTATTGACGACTCAATTTGGGCGGTTACTGGCGGT